CAATGATTGTTTCGGGTGACGTGTCGATGCTCTGCGGTGGTGCGTATATCCTGGCAAAGGGGGCGAAGGTGGAATGTGTCAAGAGCGCCCTCATTCACGTGATGATGCCGGGGTCGAATGTCGGCGAGATGCGGGAATCCTCGAAGGTTGGCGAGATGCTGGGATCCTCGAAGGTTGGCGAGATGCTGGGATCCTCGAATGTCGGCGTGATGTGGGAATCCTCGAAGGTCGGCGTGATGCGGGGATCCTCGAAGGTCGGCGAGATGCGGGGATCCTCGAAGGTCGGCTCGATGTGGGGATCCTCGAAGGTCGGCGAGATGCGGGGATCCTCGAAGGTTGGCGAGATGCGGGAATCCTCGAAGGTTGGCGAGATGCTGGGATCCTCGAATGTCGGCGTGATGTGGGAATCCTCGGAGGTCGGCGTGATGCGGGGATCCTCGAATGTCGGCGTGATGCGGGGATCCTCGAATGTCGGCGAGATGTGGGGATCCTCGGAGGTCGGCGTGATGCGGGGATCCTCGAAGGTTGGCGAGATGCTGGAATCCTCGAATGTCGGCGTTAACAACTCCACAAACAAACTTCCCGCAAAATGAGCACGCCCGAAGAAGTGCAGGAACCGAAATCCAAGGTCCCACCCATGCCGCCCACGCTGGCAGACCGCGAGCTGGCCGAGGCGAAACGGGACGGCGAGAGGGCACAGCAGCTCCGGTCTGACACTACTGCGGAACTACTGGTATGCCGGAACGCCCCGAATATGTTGAAGAAAGATATAGCACCTATGGCAGCGCAGATCATCTGCCCGAAGGATAACGTAATGTCTAGGATGGTCAAAACCACCGACAACGCCCTTCAAGCGACGTACTCGGCGTCCAGAGATGCAAGTGAGCCAGCAGCCCGCACGCCATGAGCACCAACACTGAGAAAATAGGCCAAGGCAAATAACTTCCCTCCGCGAGGTTCCTCTGCTGTAGTAGTGCCTTGCTTAAATTTAACGTTAAATCTCTATGACCGACCTAACCTGCGAGGATGCTCTCCGCGCGGCACGTCTGATGCAGGCCGCCGCAGACCAGATGACCCGAGCGGCCGCCGACATTAGCGATGCCGTGCGCCAGCAGCAAGCGGCCATGTCCGACTTCACAGCAAACCTTTCGACGGTCCTACAGGAGGACTTCACGAAGCGCGGCCAACTCGTCCAACTTGAATATGCCCAAGCTCAAGCCCTTAAGGGCGATAAAGGGTAATTTCCCTATAGTCATCATCGCACAATGGGTCGCAGAACGAAACGAGAAAGAGGAGCAGTTGGGGCGTGCGTGGGGTTCAAACAGACGACCCCATTGGCGGCGAAGAAAGGAAACTTTCCAGCCAGCACCAAGTGGTTCCGTCTTCTTCGCAAACCCGAGCGGGGGTATTCAATTAGTCAAATCCAAGACTGCTTCGAAATCCTCCACGACGGCAAGGGCTCGTTCACCTATCTTGAAGCGAAGCGGGAGGTCGCCAAGATAATCGAAGAGTCGTTCTGGCGACGATGGTCCAATTTTCACCAAGCCTAGCAAACATACTATTCGGTAACTCACATGTGTCCACTAACAGACGATCCAAACGATCCCGCACTCCAGGTTCCCTCCTCACCGGGGCAGCAAAACGACACCTATCTGGTGCTAAGCGAAGAGGAAGTAAGCAAGGGCTTCATTCGCCCGTTCCGGCAGGCGTATATTCATGGAGCATGTCAGCAGAAGACCACAATGGGCCGGCGCCTGTGCGAAACGTACGCTCGCGATCCAAAGTTCTACGGTGAGACTTGGTGCGGGATGTGCCGCGCTCACTTCCCCGTACAAGAGTTCGTCTGGGCCGAGGACGGCAAAGTCGTAGGCTCCTAAATCAACATGCTCCCTTCATCCAAAGACAGCCACGAAATGGGCCGTTTCGAGGACGGCTTCCATAACACGCTCCGGCTCGACGTTCATGTCGCCGAGATGCGGATAGCGATAATGAAGATGGTCAACGACCACTTCCTCAAGTCATCGAAGAGCATCGAGCAGATGATCGACGAGGGACTTAAGAACTTCGACTACCAGAAGTACATTGAGCAGATGGTTCCGCGAATGGTCGAGAGCGAGCTTGAGAAGGGAATCGGCGACATGATCGGCAAGACACTGAAGACCTTCAAGTGGGACGAGGAGCTTCGCATAGAGGCCATCCGAGCGATCAGGGCTCGCATGCTCAAGGAGTCCTCAGGAATTTAACGTTAAATCCGATGACAAAGAAACACAAGCCGCTGACAAAGGATCTCATCTTCTCGGAGATCTACACAAACGATATTTGGGACGGAGGCTCCGGGACAGGATCGACCGAACGAGCCACCCGAGAGTACCGGCGCGTGTTGCAGAAGACGCTGACCGACTACCGAGTCAAGAAGGTGGCAGACTTCGGCTGCGGCGATTGGCAGTTCTCGCAGATGATCGACTGGCGGGGAGTCGAGTATTGCGGCTTCGACATTGTGTCCGAGGTGATTGAAGAGAATAAGAAGAGGTTCAAGAAGCGCGGAATCCACTTTGCCACGCTCGACTTTGAGAGCTTCGACCCGATACCGACCGCGGACCTGTACATCATCAAGGACGTCCTACAGCACTGGCCTACAGCGAGCATCATCGCGTTCCTCAAGCGAATGGGCAACCGACGCATGCTCATCACGAACACGATCGACATGCTGGACGCGGAGGTGAAGAACTGCAACTCCGACGTAGGCTACGGATTCTTCAGGCCGCTCGACCTGTGTAGCGAGCCCTTCAATTTGCGCAGGATCAGGAACATGCTGATCTATGACGCCACAAAATTTGACCGCAAGCAGGTGCTCATGGTCAATCCAACCGCATGCCCCTAAAAGACAGAAAAAGACTAACCAAACAGCAAGTGTCAGAAATTCGGAGGCAGGCCACCCTGCGCTCCCTAGAACAAAAAAGAGAGAAACCAAAGAAAGTGGCACCCGATCCGATTCTATCCCGACTCGGGCTGTCCAGAGAAAACATCGCACTAATGCTCAACCCTGAGGAGTACACCGAAGTATGACAGCGATCATCGCATTCCTGTTCGCAACATGGGTCTTTTGGCCCATCGAAATCCTGTTCCTCTACCTCATGTGGTGGTTCGTGCACGACCTCGCGGAAAGAGACCGGAAGCACTCAGTCAGTCCCGGGGCCTTTACTTGGCTCATTATCGGTGCTCTGTTCTGGTGGTGGCGAAGTGGCGTGCAGTTCGACTGGTACCTCTGCTTGAAGTGGGTCGGTGTATATGTCGCGCTCGGAGGCGTGTACACCCTAGTCCATTACCTTCGCATCTTGTCCATTTTCAGATACAAGGCTCCGAATCTGATCCAAGCATTCACTGGCCGAAAACTAGATGTGTTTCAAATCTCTGACGGGATTCAGTCGGAGTTGGAACTTCCGAACTGCTCAGTCAAATATGAAAACAAGGGGAACTATTTCTACCTCGACTGGCGGGCATTCTCGACTGCGCTGTGGTGGACATGGTGGCCGCTGTTCTGCCTCAGCTTCGTATTCGAGTCCATACAGGACATCATCGAGTGGCTTAATGAGTCACTTAAGACCGTATTCACAGCACTGTCCAAAGCGTTCCGTGTCACTCCGACGGTCATCCCCAAGGGGGCCGACAAGGGTGAAGACAGTTAAGGCCATATTCCCCGAAGTCACCCGCCACACGAAGGTATGTTCGTGCGGGCGGGTAACTATATCTGACGACGCCGAGAGGTGCTTAGCCTGTACGATGGCGGAGCTAGATAAGCAAACAGAACTCCTCCTAGGTATTCCAGAGAATATGCTCAAGAGTCTAGGCGCAGGTAGAAAGTTGACAGCCGCCGAGGCGTTTCGTAAGCTTTGAACCGTCACTAAATCCTTAAATGAAAAAGACTAAAAAAGACAAAACCGATTGGAGAGCGAAGTACGACACCTTGCTAGTTCTGCTGTTCAAGGTGCGCCACGACAGGGCTACCCTGCCGTTGTTTACAGACATGTGCATGCGCAGCGCCGATGCGTCCAAGATCAAAGCCATAATGGACTCGAACAAGCGTTTCGAGTGGCGAACGGTGGGCACGAAGGGCGAGGACGCCATCCACTACTTGTTTCCCCTTTACGATCCCACAGTTTCGCCTGTCGCTTGGGTCACAAAGAAGAAGCGCGGACGGCACGAGTACAACATCGTCGCCCGAGGATTCAAATCCGAGAACGGGCAGATGAGTACGAGCGACAAGGCCAGAGCCTATGTCGAGACCCATTTCGAGCTACTCCGCAAGGAGAATGCCTCATAATTTTGACGTAGGTTCCTAAGTCTTTCCTACGTTGAACGGGGCGGGTGCGCGACATCGCCTGCCCCGATAAATTTCCAGTCAAAATCATACAACAAAAAAATGCCACGTTCACTCGTCTATACCCTCGCCATCCTAGCACACACCGGAGTCTCCATGTTCATCCTGCGGCTTCTAGCCAGCACAGGGCATGTCTGGGGAGCCGTCTCTTACGCTGTAGCGTTCGGGCTCACCATTATCATCATCATTGCGTACGCCGAGACGGAGAACCGTTACGAACAGCCTGAGAAGGCAGAAGTAGAAGAAACAGCCGAGGCCGAGAAATAGACTCGGGCTTTTCGGTCAAATCACTAACCTACTAATATCAACATGTGGTACACAAACCTGCTTCTAACCATACTAGTCCTCACGGGGCTAGTGCTTCTGTACAAAGTATACCGGCCCTGCTCAAAAGAGCAGAGCCTCAAACAAGCCTTTGCGAGGGCCGAGGAAGACAGTTTTCAGTGGAAGCGTGTCCGAGAGCTAGACGCCATTCACCACGAACGCTGGCTCAATGCTTCTCGCGAAGCTGAGGAGCGCCAGATCAAGCGTTGTGACGAGGAGCTTGCCGTCCTTAAGGAACTACTTGAGGTAGCCAAACCCATCAGGGACTACGTACAGTAAATTTAACGTTAAATTCCCATGCCAGCACTGAAGACTAAAAACGCCCCGAAGGTCAAAATCAAGGTCAAGGAACGCGACCCTGAGGAGATCTTACAGGAGCGAGCCGAGAACATAGAGTCCCGGTTGCCCCGCCTAGCGGAGGAACTCGCCAACCTAGAGCTACGTACTGCCAATGTGAGCAGGGAAGTCTCCGACGACATTAACCGCCGCATCGGGAATTTCCTAGACCTCATCAATATCCAGATGGAGGAGGTACGTACGAAGCTCCTCTATGACGTTCTCGACTTCTTCAAGCAGTGCCCATACTGGGAGATTAAGAAGATCGACGATGTGGAGCACGCCAAGTCCGATGCCGCCGCGACCTTCTCCAAGGCCGTGCGCGAAGGCTGGCATTATGTCGGCCACTACCACTCTCCTGTAGAGAAGTTAGGCATCAAGAGCTACACGCTGATGATCCGTCCGAAGGGCTATCCAGCCACCGAGGGCGAATATCTGAAGCACTACGAGGAGTTCCTCGCCAAGAAGAAGGAAGCTCAGAAGACCAAGAGCGCACTTTCGAGTAAGCCTAAGGCCGAGGATTCGTACGAAGAAACATCGTCCGATTCCAAACCGAAGGGAAAACTCAAACTCAGGAAAAACTAAAACCACGATACGACACATCATGCCCACACAAGAAGAAGCACAAGCAGCACTCGAAGTCCTGACGGCCTTCGTGAACGACGGAGCCTCCGAAGCCGCAGCCGAGGAGACAACCGCAGTCACGATTCCGCCCGTTGAGGAAGTCGAGGCACTAGACAAAGATGCAGTCCGCGAACTTTGCGGCCAACTCGGCATCACCACCGACGAAGTTAAGAGCGCGATCCTCAAGACGCACCTGACGACGCTGGCGACGATCAATGCCGACGAGAACCCCGACGCCGAGGACCTGAACGATCTGGCCGAAGCCCTCGGGATCACGCCGGACAAGAAAGCGTCCAAGACGCAGGCCGCAGTCAAGGAGTGGATCGAAGCTCTCGGTTCTGCTCCCGCCGCTGAGGAGGAGACCCCTGCCGAAGAGACCACCGCGGAACCCGCTGCCGAAGAGACGACCGAAGGGACGGCCGAAGAGACGACCGAAGGGACGGCCGAAGAGCCTGCCGCTGAGGAAACTCCTGCGACCGATAACGTTGACCGCGAGGCGGTTGTCGCCAAGGTCAAGAAGTTCCCCGACGTCAAGACCATGATCGCCCAGATGACGGCCTACAACAAGGCCGCCACCGAGGAGATCGAGTTCGACGCGAAGAAGCCGCTGGCGGGGTACAAGCAGTACCTTGAGACGCTGGTGGACTCCGAGGGCGTACTCGCCGGGTACAACACCGTGTACGTCCGCGACGGCATGGGTTGGGGCTCGGGCCTTCCGCTCGAAGACCTCGCCATCAAGGGTGTCAAGAACCCTGGCGGCAAGGACCAAGTGACCGGCAAGCTCTACGTTCTGAACGAAGAGGGGACCGGCTTCGATCCTTACGTTCTGAAGAAGAAGTAAGCGATCCCGGTTAGTCGATAAGTCTCGAAAATTTAGGCGACATGAGCATCCTGCTTGTGTCGCCTATTTCCCAATGAAGCTCAGAAAAAAGACCAAAATGCCAGTACTCAAAAAGAACGCGGAAGAGGATGTCGAAACAGTAGACTCGGAGGGTGCAGAGGCCATGCTGCAAGTGCAGGCCGAACTGAACACGCTCTACGTAGCGAGATATACCGCCATAAAGGGCCTAGTGTATGCCCTCATCTGCGGCCACCACATCATGCTAGAGGGCGAGCCGGGGATTGCCAAGAGCAGTCTCGCCGAAGCCCTAGCGGAGCGAGTAGTGGGAGATGACTTCTGCTGCTTCAAGACGCAGCTTACGAAGGGGATGGTTTCCGATGCCCTCTTCGGGCCTATGCGAATCCAGAAGCTCCGCGAGTTCGAGGTGTACGAGTTCAACACGAAGGGCATGCTGCCGAACGCGCACATCGCCATTCTGGATGAGATTTACCGCGGCCCTGAGATGCTGCTTCCGTCCCTGCTCAACGTCCTCAACGAGCGCACCTTCGCCAACGGGCAGGAAGGAATCCTGCAATGCCCATTGATAACCGCAGTCGGCACCACCAATTTCCAAATCGACACGGACGAGTTGAAGGCGTTCCACGATCGGTGGCTCATTAACCTGACAATCAAGCCGCTGACCTCCACTGAGGAGCGTCTGACGATGCTGAAACACTCACTGATCGGGAAGCCGACGATGGAGCACACCATCTCACTTTCCCAACTGCTCGATCTGGCGAGGCTTCGCACGGAGGTAAAAGTTCCGCCGATCATCCTAGAGATTTACGAGGCCCTGACTCAGAAGCTACTGATGAAGTCCCGCAGAGCCGGCGGAGTGTCAGGGCTGCGCAATGGGCTGTCTGACCGCCGCATCGTCTGGAGTCTGCGCCTAGCTCAAGCCGCTGCCGTGCTGCGCAAGGCGGACACGCTGATCCCCGATGACCTCGTTGCCTGCCAGATGGGACTAATCACGATGGGCGTTCCTGAGGAGGAATCTTGGTTCACCGACGCGATGGACTCCGAAGTAGGTACATACAAGAAGCGCGTCGAGGAGGCCGAAGAGATAAGCAAGCTAGAGAAGCTGGTCGACAAGTACACATCCCTCTACGGAGAGAACCTGCCGAAGGAACGACTCAAGCGCCTTCAGGCCGTTCTACGTGAAGTCATCTCCACGATGACCAACCAGAACTTCTCGGAGCAGGTCAACATCCAGAGGAGCAGGAGGTATGCGAAGTCGTTTGAGGATCTCCTCAATCAAGTGTCCTCCGACCTGAACGCGGTCTAAATTTAACGTTAAATCCAACCTAAAAAAGACATGAGAATCGTACGTATCAAACTGAAGCCTGCCGTTTCGGAAATACTGGAGCAGACGAGCCGCAAGTACGGCATCGAAGACTCCGGCTTCTCCGAAGACTTGTTCTGCCTGTTCCGGTCGCGAGGACAGGGTTTGCCCACCGACAAGCGCATGGAGACGTTAGCCGACGTCTACTCCAAGAAGGGGAAGCTCATCAGCAAAGACATGACGCTGCTGCACCTTAGAAAGCGCAAGCACGTCCTGACCGAACTAATCGGGCTGGCGTACTTCAAATCGCTGTGCGTTGACTGCAAGGCGCAGCCGCACGTCGCCGTCACCCGCCTGCTTCAGACCTTCCGCGAATTTACGATCAAGCGGCGTCAGGCGTCCTGTCTGTCCTGCCAGTACCTCGCTAGCTGCGACTTCGGCAAGCAGTACAGTCAGGTGGCCGCTAATATCTCCAATGTCATCGACCCGGATTGGAAGACGAAGACGAATCCGCTGTGCCCCGACCTCCCGAACATCGAGGGAGCGAACGCGATGTACGACGAGATTCAGAAGATCAAGCAGCTTAACCCCAACTCGGCCCGAGGACTGACTCTCGCCGCGATCACGCAGGGCGGCAATCAGTTCATGGAGGAGTTGCAGAAAGCTGAGGAGGAGTTTGCCGATGACGAGTCCTTTGCGAAAGAGGAGGACGACGATGACGCCACAGACAGCGAGGAGGAGTTCACCGACGAAGAGGGCGTAAATTCCATGACGAGCGGGGACGCACCCGGAGGCAAAGGTGGCTCTTCGGGCGGAGGTTCACACACCGGAAGGGGCTTCGCCCGAGTACAGGAGCAATTTATGAAGAATCTGGCCGTTCAGAATCTCCAGTTGTTTGAGTTGGGGCGCCAGCTTGACGAAGCCCTCGCAGGAGGCATCAAGGGGAAGTTCAAGCCCACGCAGGAAATCTCCAAGAACAAGAAGGCCAAGCGAATCAGCGAGTCTGCGGAAGTAGCGCATGTCGATACGACGCAGCACGCGATGGATGACGCGGCGTTCGATGCGAAGCTTGCCAAGCGGGAGCTAACAGTGTCCTCGTACCAGAAGCACGAGGACAAGAAGCACCTGCTGTACTGTCTGAAGGACATATCGGGGTCGATGCAGGCACCAGTCTGCCCCGGCAACTCCCGTTCGTTCCTCACCCGCAACCACGTAGGGAACACCCTGCTCGCTGCGCTCTGCCAGCGTGTCGATACCGAGGGCGGGATGATGTTCGCTAGGTGGTTCTCCGACCGTCCCGGCGCGATCCATCAGGCGAAGAAGAAGCCCGAGTTCCCTGCCCTGCTTAAGGACATCATCGATAGCGATGCCAACGGAGGAGGTACCAGCATCATTGCAGCCCTCCACATCGCCCACGGGGACATAACGAGCGCCCGAGATGAGATCGGCAAGTGCGAAGTCCTGCTAGTCACCGATATGGACGACACGATCAATCCCGCCGAGGAAGCTTGGATCAAGGAAGCGTTCGATCCAGCCAAGGGCATAAAGCTCAACGTCCTCAACTGCAACTCAGGAAGCTGCTACGGTAATGCGCATATTGTCCTGAAGAAGGTGTCGAACAAGATGCTCACCGTCGATCACACCACCCTCAAGCTCACGGACTTGGTTCAGCTTGTAAAGTAACCCGCAACCTCCGACAATTCACTAACATGGCTAACAAAAAAGACCCGCTAGATGACAGCAACCAGCCGGAGCCCCAAGCTCCTGCCGCCCCTCCGCTCAACAGCAAGGCGGCAACGAAGCAGCGCAAGAAGAAGTCGGAAGTCTCGTACGAGCGTGCACGTACGAGACTCATCCAGCGTTACGGCTATAAGGAGGACGAGTTGAAAGTCCAGTTCCCCTCCGAGTCGGCGCTACTAGAGTTCTATCACAAGATCGTACGAGACGGGCTGAGCAAGCCTGACGCCGAAGTCGAGAAAGAGGCGGGCTGGGAAGACGACGACGACTTCGATCTTAGCCAAGACGAGAAGGACCAACTCGCCCGAGAGAAGGACGTTGTTGCCCTTGCTGACCTAGCCAACCACGACCAGAGCAGCATCAAGCCCGATGCCCGGGTGACGCCTGAGGAGCAGCTAGCCGCGAACAAGGATTTGAACGACCTACTCAAAGAGGAGATCTAAGTCATGGGCCACAAGTCCACAAAACTGAAATCCGCAGTCGAATCCCTTAAGCAGAAAGTACCCATCATGGCATCAGACGACAAGACAGAGTACCTGACAGAAGCAGAGTTGGACGACGTAGTCCCCGAGGGGAAGCGCGTGAAGAAGCTCCGCAACATGGACAGGAGATACGAGCACTACTACGTAGGGCACACGCCTCCCGAGATTGCCGCAGCCGACCTCAACGGGGGCCGTGCGCAGTACTGGTACGACCTGTCCCTCGACCGCGTGCGCCTCTACGATCCCGAGACAGCGGCATGGAAGATCGCCTCGAAGGACACGCCGAAGCTCGCCCTGCAAGTCTCGACCCACACCATCGTAGGCCAGGTCGACGAAGACAACGAGCTTGCCACTGCCCCGCGCGGTGTCACTGATCTGCTCAACGAAGAAATCTGATAAAAATTTAACGTTAAATTTCCATGCCACGCTGCCAAGGCTATGCCGATCTCGGGGACCTTTCCGAGGACCAGAGAATACAGATCATAGGTAAGATGGTCACTGAGAAGAGGTCCACGGTAGCCATAGCTGTAGAGACTAAAGCTAAAGCCGACCGCTACGGTAAGAAGCTGATGTTGGCTTTTCCTGACTTGATAATCCGAGGACTTCATCCCGGCCTAGTGAAGAACACTGTGCTACTTCGGGTAGGTCACAAAGACGTCCCTGACGAAAAATAAAATGCTCTTCATATTCGTATTCATGTTGGCGTTCGCCTCGTACGTAAACTATGAGGCGTACAGTAGGTACGGGAAGTGGTATAACAACTTCCTCTGCCTTTCCTGTCTCTTGATGGCCGCAGTCATTCTGATTTTCCTCTTCAGACAATGACTTGACAGATAGTAACCGAGTCGGCTACGGATAGATTCAGTCAAATGAAACTGAATCTACTGAAACGAAAAGGTAAGCTCTCGATTGCCAGCCGCGACAGCGGTCTGCTGCACAAGTCGAAGATACGACTCACGAAGATTTCGGAGTCTGTTAGGCGGGAGCAGCTAAAGAGCGCCCCGGTGGAAGTCGTCGCCAAGAAGCGCGACGAGGAAGTTCGTCCAGCCTCACGAGTGAAGCTGACGATTACCCGCAAGGCCCACTTCAAAGAGCCCGACGCGGATTTAACGTTAAATTCCGATGCGGCGTTAAAGGAAGCCGGTCGCCCCGCGGAGCAGGTCCTATGGAAAGCGAGACGCCTCCACGGACGTCACCTGCCCTCGCTTCAGTGCAATGCGTGCTCAATAAGCCGCGTGTGCCCCAAGTTTAAGGCGGGATACGAGTGCGCGTTCCTCCCGTACCTGAACTCGCACAAGGTCGAGACACCAGCCGACCTAGTGAAGTACATGAAGCTGATGGTGGGGAACTCGATGAAGCGGGCGCAGCTAATGTCGATCATCGAAACCGCCAACGGCGGCATGCCATCCACCGAGACGAGCGAGTCCCTTGCGCTAGCGTTCCAGCAGTTGCGCGACCTTCACGAACTGATGAGCGCGAACGAGGAGGAGACAGTCACGTTGGAGGGAGACGCGACGATTGTCGGACAGATATTTGGCGGCATGAAACTAGAGACGATGGTCAAGGAGACTGCCGACATGAAGCAGAATGAGCCGCAGCTAGCTCTCCCCGAAGTGCCTCTTGCGCAGGGCGATATAATGGCCCCGCGCCCAGCAGACATATCGGAGGAACTGATACGTGATGCAGTGTTGGGATCGACTGTTGTGATTGATTCAAAAAAAGGCTTGCCAAAGCCCGCCATAGCAAGCATCCATCAATCAGAAGTTACCCGAACCACATGAACAAAATCAAATACGTTGGACCCTACCTACAGGTTACTGCGGAAGGCTACACGTTCACCCGTCATGTTCCGGTGTCTGTTTCGCCGATGGCTGCTGAGAAGCTCCTGAGGTCGAAGCAGATGAACGGCGACGTTGTGTTCGTTGCCCACGATACGGCTCCGGTCGTCGTGGATGCTTCCGAGCCTGCACTCGCGTCCGCTGAGGCTTAATCCTCGTGACGCTCGCTGATGAGCACGTTGCGCTGCTGGCTAATCTAGCAGCGTATCTTCAAGGTCCGCAATCGCAGGCGGACAGCGGTAAGACGCCGACCTCCGGGTCGCTCAAGTCCGCCCGAACCATGGCTACCCGCAAGTGGCTTTACGGCAAAGGCGCTGCCCCATCCGAGCCACCGAATCCGGGCTCCACGCAGGCTGACGTAGGTCAGTCGCGCAACTCTTCCACACCCACCTCCTCTTTGGAGGGCAAACTTCAAAACCCCAAGCAAGTCTAGGGGTAAACCAACATGCCAGCACCTTTCACTTCCGACAATCTCACGAAGTCCACGATGTCCCGGGCCGACCAGTCTGCCGTCAATTTTGACCAGCAGACCAACGACCTTGTTTCGACCAGCCACAGGACGAACTACGAGACGAACATTTCCTCGGCCACATTCAAGAAGCAGCAGGGTCTAGTACGTCCCGAGCTTTCCTCGCAGGACGCATTCCTGCTAGGGGCCAGCCAGATACAGACTCCCGAAGCTGCCATCGACTCCGCAGAGGAGAACGACGATGTTTCAGGTGTCGCGGGAGGCTCCCCCGGCTCTGGGATGGGGTCGCCCGACTCCAGTGACGCTACGGATAAGGTCATTCCGCGTGGTGGTAAGTCAAACTACACCACTGGGAAGAATGCCCTCCGTTACTAAGCCTGCTCCGAAAGCTAAGCCGGCAGTTCCGGCCATTCTCAATCAGACAACCGGGGCGCAAATCCCGGTTGTTCCTTTGGGAGATGTAGTGCTGCGCATACTCGCGTTGGCACAGGCCCTCTGTGAAAAGAAGTTTTACCCTTACCAAGTCCAGTTCGCTTACAGGCTCATCGAGAGCGTCCTTCTTCGTGACGGCAACACGATCACCGCACTGCTAGCCCGTCAGTCCGGCAAGTCCGAAGCTATTGCCGCCACGATCTCCGCGCTGATGGTGATGCTGCCTGTGCTAGCTAAGCAATACCTGAAAGACTGGCGCTTCAACCTTACTGACGACGAGGGTCGCTACCGTGGATTCAAGAATGGCGTCAAGATTGGCATCTACGCCCCGAAGCTGGCGCAGTCCGAGATCATGTTCTCTAGGGTCAAGATGTTTTTCGAGACGAAGACATCGAAGCAGATTCTCTCCGAACTCAATCTCATCGTAGAGGTCGCCAATGGGGATACCGTCCGACTCTCCAGCGGAAGCCGTCTGATATGTCAGACCGCTTCAGAGAATGCGAAGATCGAAGGCGAGACTCATCAGATACTTGTAGCAGAAGAGGCCCAGGACATTTCGGACAAGAAGATCAAGAAGTCCCTGTCGCCCATGATCGCCTCCACGAAGGGGACGATGGTTATGATCGGAACCGCGACCACGAAGCGTTGCACCTTCTACGAGACGATCAAGCACAACGAGCGCATGGAGCTGGCGGGACATAAAAGGAACAACTTCTTCTACCCGCACGAGATTTGCTCCCGATACAACTCTCTGTACAGGGAGTACATCGAGGGGCAGAAAGCTCAGATAGGCGAGACGAGCGACGAGTTCCAGATGAGCTACGGATGCAAGTGGCTCTTTGAGCGTGGAATGTTCGTGACGCAGGAGCAACTGTTCAACGTAGGCATTGCCCTGAAGTCCGGGGAGCTGTTCTCGAATCTTTACTACAACTCAGGGGACGCCCAAGCCATTCCGCAGAACTACTCCATCGTGGCGGGAATAGACTGGGGCCGCGACCACGACTCGACTGTGCTCACGCTAGTTGCCGTGGACTGGTTTAATCCTGTGCAGACGTTGAACAACAACTCCGTGCATGGGATGGAGCCCTCCGAGTTGTACAAGCGCCATGTGATTCTTTGGCGTGAGTGGTTCGGCGACAACTACGAGACGCAGTTCGAGGAGATCAAGAACTTCCTATTCTCTTGGGGCATTCGCCTGGCGAAGATAGTCACCGACTCCAACACAGCAGGTAAGCCGATCTATGATCGCCTGTGCTCAGTGTTTGAAGACAGGAACGTCGAGGTCACGGACTTCAACTTCTCTGCGAAGGTCAAGTCGGACGGATACAAAGCGTTCTATCAGGAGATATGCGGCCGTCGCCTCACGTTCCCCGCTAATCCCAACGTTCGACTGACGAACGAGTATCGGCGCTTCATCAACCAGATGCTCGACTTGCGCAAGAGCTACAAGAACGGACTGATGAGCGTTGCGCACCCGGACGAGAAGCACGCCCATGACGATTACTGTTTTCCAGCTTACGCACCTGTCATAACTGAATCTGGCGAGATTCCCATTTCAGAGATTCGAGCAGGCATGAAAGTTTTAACTTCTCAAGGATTTAAGAAAGTCCTTTGGGCAAAAAAGACAGGATTAAAAAAGCTGCATCGAATTGGAAATTTTATTGGCACAGCGAATCATCCAGTAAAGAAAGACAACATGTACGTGAGACTTGATTCGCTCATGTTGGATGACATAGTATCGGTATGCCAAAAAGAGAAACAATTATCGTCGACGGAATCAGCTTCCACCGTTACCCGGAGTCGAAAAGGCGGCAGCATAGGGAGTATTTTTGGGCACACACTAAGTGGCAGCAGCCGCCTTATTCGCTCCATGTATACTTATGGAGGAAGCGTCACGGACCAATTCCTAAAGGATTTGTCGTTCATCACATCGACGGCGACGGGAGTAACAACCGAGATTCCAACCACGGCTTGCTGCGAAGAGGAGTTCATCAGAGCCTACACGCTTCGGAGCCAGCAAGAATTAAAAAAGCCAAACAGAATATCAAATTGGCTCAGAAAGCAGCAATGGCTTCTGGCTGGCATAAATCCCCCGAAGGTAGGAAGTTTGCTAGGGAGAGATTCAAAAAACAGTACGAAGCAATTAAGCCTAGAAAGCTTAGATGTTCAGAATGTGGAACGGCGTATTGCACAAAGTGCCAAGGAAAGTCTTTCACTTGCTCCAATCGCTGTGCGGCACGTCGTTGGCGACGAACGCACAATAAGTGATTTTGAAGTCTCCCCGGAAGCGTTAGTTCCGGTTTACAATCTGGAAGTTGAAGACGCACACGAGTATGTGTGTCAGGGCGTCCTCGTGCATAACTGTGACAGCACGATGATGGCTGTATGGGGAACTCTGCTACAGAGCCAGAATGTTGAGGTTGACTTCTCGGACTCCAACATGTTCATTCGGTAAAAATTTAACGTTAAATTTATGCCCGTCTCACCCTCAGACATCGCGCTGCTTCAGATCAAGCGCCGGAACTTCATCGGAAATACCGACAAGTACCTTCCGTACCGCTCCAGCCCCGCGACAGTCATGGACGCGATTAGGGACGAGTTCGCGTTCCTTAACGTAGTCGGTGACGCAGGAATCTACAACGAGCTGTACCGCGAGACGGCGATGCAGAGGATCAACCGCTACAAGCGGTTTGCTCGCATGTACGAAGGCAAGCAATACGAGAACGAATGGGAGGACGGCGAGCGCAAGCCCATCTTCAACTTCTGTCAGGTCATCTCCGACAAGAGCGTAGATTTTTTTGCGGAGAAAGGGTTCACTGTTGGGTCGGACGCAGGCAACGAGGACCTCGCCGCCGCAGTCGATTACATCTGGCATGTGAATGAGAAGGACTCCCTGCTGCGCAAGATAGGCATCTGCGACAGCGTGATGGGCGACAGTTTCGTCTACCTCACGTTCGAGTCGAAGGACGAGAAGGGTAACGACCTGCCGCGCAATCAGTGGAAGATGCGCATGTTCGAGATCGACCCGTTCTTCTGCTTCCCGGTGTTCGACGACATCAACCTTCACGAGATGAAGGCGTGCATGTTCCAGATTCCAATTGCCAAGGACGGCAAGGGTGCTGTGTCCTATCGCACGCTGTACATCACTCCGACGAAGTGGCAGGAGGTCATCGACGGTGTAGTCGGCCCCGAACAGCCCAACCCTTTTGGATGCGTCAATGTCGTTCACTTCCCGAACTATGACGACCCACTGAAGATTTGGGGCCAGAGCGATCTGGAGTCCATCTGTTCTCTCAACGAGGAGTACAACATCATCGCTAATAGCGTACGGAAGATCATCAAATACCATGCTGAGCCAACAACTATCATTTACGGCGCGCGTGCGTCTAAGTTGGAGAAGGGTGCTAAGAAGGTGTGGTCTGGACTCCCCATCGGTTCTAAGGTGGAGAATCTGGCTTTCACTGCGGATCTTCGCGCAACTTACGAGTATCTTAAGCTGATCGAGGACAACATTCACAAGATTTCAGGTATCCCGTCCGTGCTGTTCCAGACGGACAGGGCAGTGTCGCATACGAGCGCCATTGCGATGAAGATGCTTTACCAGCCGATCCTAGAGAAGACGGCTCGCAAGCAGCAGTCATTCACTTCGTCGTTCCGCCGCATGACGAAGCTCATCTTTAGAGGCTTCGACATTGTAGGGTTCGACTACAGAGGGCTCACGGGCGCGAAGGAGATTCGCACGACCGACCTGTTTCCTGTATTCCCCGACCCGCTTCCGTTTGATGAGTCCGCGATGGTGGACGTCGATACCAAGAAGCTCAACATGAGAGTTACCAGCCTCGCCGCCCTCATCAGGAAGTACAACCCGAGCGGAAACCTCGACAAGATTACCGCCGAAGTCATCGCGGACCAGATCAGCGAGCTTCTACAGAAGAAGGAGCAGGCCGTCGCGATGCAGGGCAACACCCCGAAGCCGGGAGCGATCCTCACCTCCTCGCTAGGCATGGACGAGACGATCCAGTCCCTCGCTCTTGAGATTTCCGACCTCTCCACTGCCAATGCCCTCGCTGAGGAAGACAAGCAGAGGGCGATGGACGCTGAAGCGGCCGCATTGCTCCCCGGTGCGTCCGGTCCGATTGATTCAGGTCCTCCCTCGCCCGGTGCTGAGGGTGGAGACAACTCGTAACTAAACGTCGAAATGAAAAACACACGTCCCAGAGACACCAGCGCCAACCGCGCACGCACAGACAAGAATCCCGCTTTCCAGCGTTTTGGAAAAGCAAACGGAGCACACAAGCACGGATCGAGCCAGCATGCCTATCGCCTCAAGGCGGGAGCGAAGCCAAACGAGGTCGTGCATCATAAGAACCACAACCACATGAACTCCGGTAGGAGTAACCTCGCTGTTCTGAAGAACACGCCGGGGTCGAGTGCGATGGCAAAGCACAACAAGCTTCACCCTGAGAAGGGTCGTAAGGCGGCAGCCGCGCGTAAACGTGGTTGACATCGCCATTGCAAGCATCACATAACTTTTTCCGCATAAGTTAGCGGCAAACAGATAAACCATAAAATAAGGAAAACCAAATGCCCGTACAATCAAAGGCAATGCAGGTTGACGACGTGAGGTCCACGTTTGCCGCACAGGTGGCAAGCCCCGTGAACCAGAATCTCGACCTCGGCACCAGCTCCGCGCGAGCTTCCGCCTACACCGATCAGATTCAGACCGACGGAGAAATGGACGCCAACGCGCTCAATCAGCTGCGCAGCGGTAAGTACCACTTCTACGACGACGCCGCCAATCGCGGCAAGATGACTGGCGACCTCGCCACGAAGGGTCTCAACGGCGCTGACGTCTTCTCTCCGAAGGCGGGCCAGCCCGGCGCAATGGCTTAAGGCCATTTTCAGTAGTCACAGAATTTAACGTTAAATTTCCTCAAACTCAGTAACTAAATACCGTTATGCCCGACCCAACAAATACGACACCTCCGGCAGCCGTTCCGCCTGCCGCAGAAACTCACGCTGGCTTCGTTCCTGAAGCCGAAGTGCTCAACCGAATCGAGAAGGCTCGTCAGGAAGAGAAGAGCAAGTTGTACGGAGAGATCGAAACTCTGAACAACAAGATCAAGACCGCCGAAGAGAACGGCACCAAGACAGCCAGTCAACTCGCGGAGATGGATCGCCAGCTCCAAGAGAAGATCGGCCAGCTTGCCGCCGTCGCCAAGGCGAAGACCGCAGCAGGGGAAATTGATGTTCCGGCCCTCATCAAAGAGACGGCCGAAGCAGCGAGGACCGCTGTCCGCGCGGAGACAGGAACCGAACTTCAGTCCCTACGGGGGCGACTGGATACAGCGGAGAAAGAAGCAAAGCAGGCAAGACTAGGCTCGCTGAGGCAGTCACTAATTTCCGCAGCCAACGGTCGCATCGTCGCGGCCATGGTTACGGGCGACACGGAAGAAGCTCTGCGACAGTCTGCCGAATTGGCAAAGCAGACGTACGAGGACATTGCGAAGGCGTCAGGACCAGCCCCCGCCGCTCCCGCACTGCCCGCAGGAAATCCGCCCCCGCCGATTGCGGCAGGAAATGGACAGCCTCCCTCCACTGGGGGCGATGTTGTCTTTCAGAGAACCCGTGATCCGAAAGTGTTTGGGCAAAGACGGGATGGACTGATGGCTGACCTAAAAACGCGTTTCGGGTAAGCCTTACAGTATAACTCCTTCAGAAGCGCGACAAACTCAGAATAAAAAATGCCTACGTTTAATACAAGTATTGCCGGCACAACCTCCGGCTCAAACATCCAGCTTTCCAATGTGATTCTGGATGTCTATTCCGACGAAATCCTGTTTCAGGCTCAGCCCATGCTGCGCTTCGAGCAGATTGCCGTCAAGAAGACGGACCTTCAGACCCTCCCGGGCCAGAAGATCAAGTTCCTGAAGTACAACGCGCTCACGGGCGACGCCACCCTGACGGAAACGAACACGATGGGCACCAGCAACATCGGCACGACCACGCTCGCCATCATCGTTGGTGAGTACGGTTACGCCGTCGGCTTCTCCGAGGCCCTGCTGCGTGCGTCCGTGACGGACCTTCTGAAGGACGCCTCCACCCTCCTCGGCAACCACTACGCCAAGTTCCGCGACGGTCTGATCCGCGATCAGCTCGTCACCGGCGCGACGAACGTACTGTACGCCAACGAGAAGGCCAGCCGTGCGCAGCTCGTCGCCACCGATACCTTCTCGGTCGACCTGATTCGCGACACGGTCGAGCTGCTCGCCACCAACAAGGCCCCGAAGTATCAGGGCCAGGACTACATCACGTTTGTCCACCCGCACCAAGCGAAGTGGATCAGGCGCGATCAGGCGTGGGTGCAGGTCAACCTGTACGCCGACCCGACCAAGATCCTGAACGGCGAGATCGGCAAGATCGAGGACATGCGTTTCATTGAGACGACGCAGATCCCGTACGTCGCCGTGGGCACGCAGAACGTCTGGACGGACGGTGCACAGTCCACCTCGGCGATCTACTCCACGACCGCTCTCGCGGCCAACAACAACACCAACGTCTATCAGGCCGTCGCAGTGGGTGACTACGCGATCGGTGTGGCGGACGCCCTCCCGGTGGAGATGAGGGACGACGGCGTGATCGACTTCGGTCGTACGCACCGCATCGGCTGGTACGGTATCTTCGGCGCCTCAGTGCTGGAGACCGGCTTCTCGACCATTCTGGAGACGGCCTAACCGTCCCCGGACCCATAAGCAGGGCGCTAGCCGACTAAACACCGGCTAGCGTACTTGTAAACTCAACCAAGGAATTTCCCACTATGAGCGTTACTAAGAATTTTCTGGCGTACAGCGACTTTACGAACAAGACGCGGTACAATGCCAAGGGCCAGCTTGCCGCGAATGCGGGTGCGACCAACGTGTTTCCGGTGCTTGTCCCTGCGGGCAAGTCCGCCTACGTGAAGGCCATCGTCCGCATGTCTTCGGGGCAGGACGGTCCCAACCTGACAATCACGAACATCGCCGCCAACGGCGTCGTGACGTCACCGGCTCACGGCCTTACGATCGCAAGCGTACAGTCGCTCCGCATCGTGGGTGCCACGACCGCGAACCAGCCCACCGGCTTCACCGCCGCCACGGTGTACTTTGCCTCCATCATCGACGCGAACACGTTCGCCGTCTATGACACGGCAGCGCACGCTTTGGCTGCTGCTGGTGCCGCAGGTCAGACGGGCTTCGTCAGCGCGACCCCTGTCTCCGTCTCCGCTGTGGCGACGACCGGCAACTTCGCATTGACGACCGCCGCGGCTCCCGCGACCGGCACCGCAGTCATCATCGCTGGTTCGCCGATCCCCACCGGGATCACGGCTGCGACGGTGTACTACGCCTACAACATCGATACGACGCACTTCACGCTGTTCGCGACGCAGGCTCAGGCCATTGCTGGCGTGCTCACCCTCGGTGGTGGGCAGATCCAGCAGTCCACGTCTGGCACGACCGTCACGTACGCCGTGGTTGGTCCGGCCTTTGCTGACCTTACGACCGCACAGGCTTTCTTCGAGATCGCCGGTGTGATAGTGAATCGGCAGGGCACCGCGCAGCTCGTCGGCTCGAACACCGTTGTCGATTCCTTCAAGGACACGGAGGCCGGCTCTTGGGCCGCTGCCCTCGTGGCGGACAACACCACGTACAGCGGCGTGTCCTACAGCGTCGGCCTCGGCACGTACAGTCCTGCCGGGCTGAACTTCGCGGTCACGCCGGACGCCAGCCTCATTACGAGGTGGGAAGTGGTTGCCGAAGTCTTCGACTTCAGCGAACTCGTCCCGGCTGCGGCTTCCTATCCCGGGCCGTAATCTTTGACTAAGGAAGACAGACAACAACGAAACGAAACCACTGACACTGAATCACAATGGCTAAGCTACCGTCCAAACTCCGCACCAACCCGACCAAGACGTCCTCATCCTCGGCTCTTATGGAAGAGCCTGAGGTCGTCGAGGTTGTTGATACCGACAACGCCGAGACCGTTCCTCAGGAACAGCCCCAAGTTGCTCCTGAGGCGGCTCCGCGTCAGAGGATCACCCGCAAGGACTTCGTACGCGTCTCGCTGTACGATGAACTCCGCCCGGCCCCTCGCGTAGGTCCGATTGATATGGCGAAGGACTACGGGGTCGCATTCCTGCCGAAGGGCTTGAATCTGCTTCCCCCGTCCGTCGCCGACTTCCTCGTAGACCAGCGCAGGGCGCAGCGGCTCTAACGTAAATGCCCACCACGACCTCAGCACAAGTAGCGGCTCAACTGCTCACCTCGCTTCAAGTGAGGGGGCAGTTCAAGTCGCAGGAGGCGATCTATCCGACGCTCAGCACGTACATTGATGATGCTTATCAGGAGCACGCTCCCGATAACAACATGGATTACTCGCTGCTCACGAAGCTAGAATACCAGCTTGTTGTGCTGTTGGCGTGGTCACGGGCATGCGTGTCCCGCGCTTCCTTCATCGCTCCCGACTCGAATATGAAGTCGGCGGGTTCGATGTTTGGGAGCGATCGGGATACCCCTTTTGCAAAGAACCTGAAGCTTGCCGAATATCTGCTTGGTGAGTACCACCGACTGAAGGGCGCGATTGCCGAGAACGCAGCCCCGGTCGATGACGTGGAGGCCGCAGGCGACATCACCATTGGTGACCTCTATAGGAACGACGAACTGCTCAGTGCTCGCACGCCCCTCTATATTGCACCGAGCATGCGCGTCTCCAACATGGCCGCGCAGATCATCACTCCTGACACGGGAGGCGGCATCGGCTCCGTCGTCCTCAGTTGGGGCGCAATGGAGTTCGAGAACTTCGGGGAAATTTACCTCATCCAGAGTCCCGTCGCAGGCATCTACCAGAATTGGAATCTCGACGGCAATGCCACTCCCGGCACCACCTCGACACCAAGCATCGCGAGCAGCTTGGCGGTCATCCCGTTCTGCAATCCCGCAGCCTCGATCATCTATCGTACCACGGACTCGTTCCGCAAGGCGGCGAAGGTTATCAACCTCGCAGCAGGGACGTACTACTTCGCTTTCGCTGTCAGAGACACGACAAGCAATTACTCCTACTCCAACGAGCTTACGGTTGTAATCCCGTCTCAATAAAAATGGCCTTGTCTCCGCAGCAATCCTCGGGACTTGCCCGTAGTGTCGAGAACGGACGAGTGTTTACCCGTTTTCAATTTAGCAAGACGCTGGACCCACTCATTGAGGGATTGAACTACGCCTCCACTCAGGGGGCGATCCAGTCCTTGTCCCAGATTAGGAAGATCGGGCAGAAAGTCCTGGAGGAAGTTAAGCGCGGATTTCCCGACAAGCACGCCACCGAACCGACGCGCCTCGGGACTCAGGTGGTAAAGCCTTTGGGCCTTAAGGACGGCTGGCGGGTGCGCTTCTACGATACCGTGAGCGCATCGCTCTCTTCAGGCGGTCCTTCGCTTCTAGGTTTCTACATCGACCACAAGATGGCGAACAATGACAGGATTCGCACGATCCTCGCCTCGCTCGAAAGCGGATCAAGGCCGTACACGATTTACCCGAAGCAAGCGAAGGCCCTTTTCTTCCCCGGTAGGAAGTTAGGGACAATGCAGTTCGCCGCATCAGCGGACATTCCCGAGCGCCCCGCCTACGGCTTCCTGCGCAAGGCTCAGATATTTGCCGACCAGATGCTCACCTCGGAGGGCTCGCAGATGGAGGCCGAGCTGATTGCCCTGATTGAGAAAGGAAAACGCTTCAAACAGACCGCCCTGAAGACGGCTAGCTTCGATTCTAACCCCCCTAGCAGCCTCTCCGAAGCAAAAGACGACCATCCGACCCACTTTACACCTCCGAACCGCGCCTTGAGAGCAGGACGGGTCCTAAAGCGCCGGATGGAGTCGCGCATGTTCCTAAAGTCCTACCGCTAATGCCCACATCATTCACAATCAGGAATGCCTTGGTTGCGGCGGTTCAGTCCGTCACAGTCGCAGCAGGGTACAACACCGACATCAATCCCGATAACGTTTTCGATACCGTCGATGCGTTGCAGGGGCAGCAGCAGACGGACGCAGCCAATGCGTACCCGAAGGTTTACGTCTTTAGTGAGGGCGCGAAGTATTCCGACCTCCCGTCCTACAGGATACACAAGGTGGAGACGTTCAGTGTGGTCGCAGTCTTTTCGGCAGCAACAGTGTTGCCGGGACAAGTCATGGATCTATCCAACCAAGTTTCGGGGTGGATCGACGATCTGGAGATAATGATTGTAAGTCAGAAGCAGGCGGGTGGCGCAGATGCTTGGAGAATAGCGATGGTCGCAGATGACTTGGGCGCCAACCAGACAGAGGCGGTCGTGGTCGCAGAGATACACTGCGAATACAAGCGGAACCTCCGAATCCCCGGTAGTTAAGATTTAACGTTAAATTTCACAACCAAAACCTATTGACTGCGGTCCCCGCAAAGGGAAGACTGCGTGTCGCATAAAACAAAACATAAGGAGATATTCACATGGCTAACGTTGGCATAGGCTCAAAATCCTCTCTAGCCTACGTCGTTGAGACGACGTACGGCGTGGCTCCGGTCAGCAATCCCGTAGCGACCGAAATTCCGATTGTCTCGGAAAACATCCAGAACTCCCGCACCACTTTCTTGTCCAAGGAAGTAAACCCGACCCGCCAGATTACGTCCGTGCGCTCCGGCAACATTGCCGCGCAGGGCGACTTCGACGTTCAGGTTTCCCCGAACCTGCACGGCACGATGCTGAAGCATCTCCTGACCACGACCGATACGGTCACAGTCATCACGCCCGTACCGCTTACCAACAGCGCAGTCGTTGGTCGTGGCTCCTACGTGACGTCGAACAGCAGGATCTACCTTGTCGTTCGCGACGGCACCGCAAGTGCGACCGCAGGCGGCTCCGGTGCAACCGGCCTCCAGACCATCGACCAGTCCGAAGAGGTCAGCGGTACCGCGTACTTCCAGTACGTCGGCGTAGTCATTCAGGCCCTCGCGATTTCGGTTGTCGCGGTCACGACTCCTTGGGGCATGACTTCGACGGCTCACGGGCTTGTCGGTGCATTCCCCGCGTTTGTTGGTGGTACGGGCCTTCCCGCCCCGACCGTCGCAGGCACGCTTTACTGGGGCTCCGTCAAGGACGCCAACACGATCACCCTCTTCGATACCTACGCCCACGCGCTCGGCGCAGTTGGTGTCGGCACCGGCACGGGTCAGGTCCAGTTCACCACGGCAGGCACGGCAGTCACGCTCACCGTCCCGAACACGATCTATCAGCATGTGTTCACGGGTGGCGTCACCAAGCCGGTTGGCGGTCTGTACGTCGAGCGTCAGGCGTTCCTCGCCAGCGGCTCACAGTACTTCCGCTACTCGGGCGGGCGTTTGAATACGCTCAACCTGAAGGTTCCGCAGGAGGGATATGTCACCGGCAAGTTCGGTACAGTGTTCCTGAACCTCGACTCGACCTCAGCGTCTACGATCTTCAGCGGGTCCAATCTCCTGCCGTCAGACGAAGCGTTCGATGGCGCAGAAGCCCTGCTGTACATCCAATCCCCGACCGGCGTCGGAGCGTTCACGGCGGACTTCTCGCTGGAGTCGCTCGATCTGACGATCTCCAACCAGTACGACGAGAAGGTCTATGCCATCGGTAGCCGCATTCGTCAGGACCTCCCCGAAGGCATGCGCGAGGTGAAGGGAAACCTCACCTGCTTCTTCGAGGACATGGTGAAGTTCGGTCAGTACGTGGGCGAGACGACTGTCGCGCTCCGCCTGAACTTCAACCACAGGGGTTGCCTGATGCAGATCGACATGCCGATGGTTCGCCTCGTCGGCGGCCAGCCCTCGCCCACCGTAAGCGGCAACGGAGTTATGAAGCAGACCTTCGACTTCCAAGCCTTCAATCAGGGTGGCGCGTATGACATTCAGGTCACTCTCCTGAACACGACCGCGACGTACGTCTAAGTCGTTTCCGCTCCCGTCAAAATTTAACGTTAAATTTCCTGTCACGAAAACCAACGATACTACTATGAGCGATACAGCATCCACTCCGGCCCCCTCACTGGGGGCCATTCTCAGCAAGACCGTCGCACCCTCAGCATGGGTCGAGTTCAAGGAGAGCATCAGCTTCAAGCTGAAGTACCTCCCGAAGGCACGTTTCCGCGCACTCGCGGATTCCTCCACAGAACAGAAGTACGATCCCGTCACCAAGACGCGGGCTCCGAAGATCAATACGCAGGACTTCACCGAGAGGTATCTGCGCGAGGCCGTCTTGGACTGGAAGGGCGTCACGCTCAAGTCGCTCTCGCGCATCTGCGAGATTGACGTTTCGGGACAGCCTCCCGAGGCAATGGAGACCGCCCTCCCGTTCACGATTGAGGAGCTGACAAGGCTGATCGACATCGTTTACGATCTCGACAACTTCATCAGCGCGGCCGTCACGGACATCAAGACGTTCCGTCCCCTGCTGGAGGAAGAGACAAAAAACTAGAGAGCTTCGCAGGGTACGAGTTGAACTCGGACAACCAATCCTGCGAAGCCTGCCACTCGTTCTTTTCAAAGTTAAAGAGGCAGACTCCTTGCGGTCCCTGCGAGAAGCCCTACCTCGATCCGAGTAATTACTCGGCTTGGGAACTCTTCCAAGAACTCACCAGCCAAGCCCGATCAGGCGGGATGGCTGGTATTCTTGGCTTTGATCTCAATGTTCTTCCGGTGATGTTCCGCTTCCACGGGATACCAGAGGAGGAATGGTTCTGCTACTACTACAAACTGGCTCGGACATGGGCCGTCGCGTCGAAGATATGGAACAAGCCTAAAGAAAAGAAATCCTAATGCCTTCAGTCCTCGGAATACGCCTAGAGGTAGACGACTCGCAAAAATCCAAGTTTGCGGACATATCTTCTGCCGCTCAGAAGGCGCAGAACGACCTGAACTCACGCTTCAACTCGTTCAACTCCCCACTGACTTCGATGGAGTACGGGTTGAACCGCGTGGGCGGCGCAGCGGCAAGGCTGGCGGATACAGGCTTTAGTGTTTTGGGGGCCAGCGTGAGGGAACTCACGGGGCTGATGACGAATCTGGGGAGCACGTTCCTGACAGTGAACGAACGCTTCAGCGGCTTGCAGATCGCCCTCTCGTCCTCGATGAGGAACTTCGCCGCAGCGAAGGACATGATTGGGCAGATTACCGCACTGTCCTCCCGCTCGCCTGTCCCTCTGATGGACATGGCGAATGTCGTTCAGGGATTGATTGCGGTCCCCGCGTTCAACCAGAGATTGCTGGCGCAGAGCCAATCGGGGCAAAGCGGGAATGCCAACGGGTTTATGCAGCAGGTCATCAATCTGGTGGGCCAGATGGGCGTCCTTCGTCCCGACCAAGGGGCCGATTCCGCAGTGTTTGCTTTGCGCGAAGCCCTCACCGCAGGCCGTCTCCGCTCGCTGACGTACCGTTACGGCATCTCGCCGCAGGCATTAGACTCTGCGTCCGGGATGCAGCAGAAGGCTCTAGTCAAGGACCCCGAGAAGCTGATCGCCGCGATTGAGAAGGTCGTGTCGAGTATCGTCTCTCCCGAAGCACTAGCGTTGCAGCAGAGGCAGCCTACGGTCATGTTCCAGAAGTTCATGGAGCAACTAGTGACTGTCCCTTCCCTTCACGTAGGTCAGGACGCAGGGGCAAACGGCTCTCCGTTCACCGCTCTCACCGTCAAGGCCCAGAAGGCGTACGAGACTTTCATCTCGTACATGACGACCACGTTCGAGACGGACATGGTTCCGAAGCTCCAGACTTCGCTGATGACGTCCGCGAACAGGATCTTCGACTCGCTCGGAGGAATCCTCGATCACTTGCTTGACACGCTCGGCCTTCAGGAGGGCGGTACGGGAATTGAGAAAGTGATGAATGGAATCGTTGACCTGTTCGTCCTAGGCGCACGAAAGCTCGCCGACATGGTGGACTATGTGAAGTCCTCGGGAGTGATCGACACGGTGGTCAAGATCATCATGGGCTTCATCAATGCGACAATGAAGATCGTGGACATGTTTGTGGGGCTAGGGAAAGTGATTGGGCCTACCGGGGCCGCACTTGTCGCCTTTGCGAGTCCCGCCATCCTCCAGAACTTTGGCTCCTTCCTTGCGATGTTTGGCCGCTTCGGTAGCATGCTCAACGGTATTGGAGGTTCGATGCTCGGGCAGGGTGCCCAGAGTCTCGCCAGTGCAGGGGCCAGCAGTGCCACGCTAATAGCCCAAGGTGCCCTTAGGAACGCAAACGGGTACGAGATCAAGGTTGACTCCCTGAATGCCCTCCTGACGAACTTAGCGAAGGCGGAAACCTTTGCCGACGCCTCCCCGATTGCCGCAGAAATCTCAGGGATGCACAAGTACGACAAAAACTCAGGCAAGCTCATCAACGGAGCCGTAGGTAGTCGCATGGGGCAGCTGAGCACCTATCAGCAGTCTCTCGCAGGCAACGCCGCGAGTACGGGAGGTATGCTTGCATCTTTGGGGAAGTCAGTCGGTGGCGTTTTTCTAGGCATGGCGGCCGCTGGAATCGCCGGTCTAGCCATTTACGCCACCATCGAAGGCGGCACCAAGTTGTACGAAGCTCTCACGCGCAATTCCAACGCCATTGAGTACATGAATACTCACACGGCTTCGGACATGAGCGACTTTGCCGCGAAGGCTGATCTTGCAGGCGGTAATCGGTGGAGAGTAGCACGAGGCATGTCGCCTATTGACTATTCAGGCGACTCCACGATGAAGTCCCTGTTCGATCTCAAGAACATAGACCCCGCGGTGGCGGGAGAGAAGACTACCGGACCTAGCTGGACGCAGAGGGCAATCTCGGCACTGATGATGGGACAGCAGACATCTAACGGCGGTATAGCCACTGACAGCCTGCTCTCTTCTTTCCAGCAGCAGAACGCTACGGCTATGGGCGTAGGGGACATCCCCAAGCTTACTTCCGCCCTTATCGAGGCCATTCCCGAGGAGCAGCTCGCGCTTCAGCAGATAGCGAATGAGGTCAAGAACGATCCGGGTCGCGCTCAGAACGAGCTAATCAACTGGCGGCAGAATTTCGGTGAGAAGAGACTCTCCAGTAGGATTTCAGCGTTCGGCATGCAGAAGTCGCAGCAGGACGAGCAGGCGCAGTATGATGAGGTTGCGAAAAACTTCGGCACCAACGTCGCGAATGCGATGCGTGATGTTTTCAACAACCAGATCAACGGCTCACATCCAAGCGAGATAGCCGGGGCACTTGAACGGGGAGCAGGAATGGACGAGCTGTTCTCGCGGACATTGAAATCCTCCAGCGTGCTGATGAGTCCCCTTGCCGAGAGCATTAGCACTGATTTCTCCAAGAAGCTAGGTAAGGGCGCGAGCCCTAGCGAAGGCATAGAGAACCTGATGGAGGAAGCCGATAAAGCAGCTAAGGCACTCGGCACACTTGCGGACCAGCAAAAGGTCTTCGATCAGGCGCGCAAAGACACTTCCAACTACGCTATGGCTCACCTTTACAGCAAGGATGCCAAAGACACGCTGATGGCCTCCTTGGAGGAACGTATTGCCGGTGTGACGTCCCAGATGGCGGAGACAGGCAAGAACCTTAACAGCATAATGACCAACACGCCTGTCGAGGCGATGCTGATGGAACTCGATAAGCTGGCGACGGGAATGACACGTAAGGGTGGAGACGGCGAGAATCCCTACGGCAACTTTAAGGATGCCAGCGAGGTGAACAAGATGCTCGCGATATTGCAGTCGAAGGGCATTGCCTCGGGCATGAGCCCGTTGAGTAGCAACGCGCTTCTCACAGGCGGAAAGGCGTCCGGGGAGGATATTTCCGCTTCGGAGAGTGCTCAGTTGGGGAATCTCACAAAGTTCCTGAAGGACCTTCAGAATATCCCAGGTCTGAAAAAGGAGTCGCTCGATGCGATTAGTGCCCTGCTAGATAAGATAGGTGCCACAGGGTATCGCCTAGCGAACGAGCAGTACAACATCGACTCCGCAACACTCAAGTCGTCCGTCCGTGCTGACGGCACATTCAATCCCGACAACCTTCCGCCTGCGTTGGCGAATCAGTTGCGTGCGCGCGGAATGGTCGGTACCAACAGCGCACAGGACGCAGCCAACCGCAGACTGTTTCCCGGTATGTACGGGCAGACAGGTGCAATGGCTGGAATCAACAACCAGCTCGCCGTCCCTCAGATTTTACAAGGTCTCAATAACGCCGATATTGATAAGCAAAACGGTATCATCGGAAGCAAGAGTTCCACCGCAGCGGACATCGCCACGGCCAACGCGCAGCTCAAGCAGGACTTGACGGAGCAGAAGCTAATCCAGACTCAGATCGACGACCTCCTGATGAAGCAGTTGGAGATCACGACCGCCATGAAGCCCTCCAGCTTCATCTCAGGAATGACTTCTCAGCTAGTTTTAGCGAACGACCAGTGGCTTAACTTTGCCCAGATGGGACAGCAGACCGGGCAGGCAATCCAGCAGTCGTTCGGTAATGCGTTCCTTAGCATCATACAGGGGACGCAGAAGGCCGGAGCAGCCTTTCGTCAGATGGCCTCCACGATCCTGTCCTCGATGGCGCAGATTCTTGCGCAGCAGGCCACGAAGGGCCTTCTGAGCATGGTATTCAGTGGGATGACTTCTTTTTTCGGTTCAGGTGCGGGAACGGGTGTGGGAGCGGCAGCCGACTTCGGCGGCGAGATGGCTTCGGGTGGTTTGATTACTGGAGGGTCCGGCAACAGAGACGACGTTCCTATCCTTGCGATGGGTGGCGAGTTCGTGCTCAACAAGAGGGCCGCACAGAATATCGGGTATAGCACGCTTCACGCGCTCAACAGCATGAGCAACGTTCGCCACTATGCTGACGGCGGCGTTGTCAACGGTCCCGGGAGCAGCGGAATTTATGCTGGCGGCGGTGGCGGATACGTTCACAACTCCAATGTCCAAATCCACATCGACAACACAGGCAACATGAAGGTTGACGCCGAGGAGCAAGGCAAACAATCTGCTGGCCTAGCAGAGGCACTTGAGGGGCTTTTGGAGCAACGCCTGCAAGACAAGTTCCGTTCAGGTGCCATGTTCAATCCCGTCAGTGGTAAATACACACGCTAATGAGCCTAGCAGTCTTCCCATCTGATCCATCCTTCGGTGGTTCCGCAACTCCACAGCCTGACCAACAGTCCAGCTACTCGGTCAAGCCGAGGATCAATGTCGTTGCCTTCGGGGACGGCTATTCGCAGAGAACACCGGACGGATTAAACACGCTTCGCCGCGTGTTCAGTTTCTCTTGGAAGAACATCTATTCGTCGCAGAAGGTGACGATTGAGAATTTTTTGATTCAGCAGGGCGGGTACATCCCGTTCTTGTATCAGCCGCCCACCTACAGTTCGCAGATCCAGTTTACGTGCGCCCAGTGGAAGTTCGAGTTCGGTGAGTACAACTTGTTCACCCTCACGGCGACCTTCGAGGAGAACTTTGACATCCCGACGTAAGGATTTAACGTTAAATTTCTATGAGCGGAACGATCCAGCAGGAAATCCAGAAGCTCGCGCCGAGCGCGATGGTGACTCTCTACGTCTTCGACCTGACGCCCAAAGTGACCGGGAGCAACAACAAGTACTACTTTCATACAGGGACCAACGGACTCAGCTTGCCGATGTATTGGAACGGGCAGCAGTATCAGCCTTGGCCGATTCAGATCAGTGGATTCGCCGCGAACACAGGTGGAGCGATGCCACGACTGAAAGTCACGATGTCGAATACCAGCCTCCTCTTCACTACGCTGGCGTTGAACTTCAATGACCTATTGGGTGCGCAACTCACTCGTATACGAACGTTTGCGCGATTCATCGACGCAGTGAACTTTCCCGGCAACACGAATCCAAATGCCGACCCGACGCAGTTTCTAACTCCTGACGTTTTCTTCATGGAGCAGAAGGTCACAGAGAATAAGAACATCGTAGAACTTACTTTCGCCTCCCTGATTGACGTTGAAGGTGCCTTGTTGCCTGCCCGACAAGTCACTGCCAACATGTGCGCTTGGGCATACAGGAGTGGCGCTGGATGCCCCTTCACAGGCTCCGCAGTGGCAGACATTTTAGACAATGCCCGTCCGAACGGGTTCACTTCGAGCCCGACGTCTGCACCTTTTCCTCAATACAACGCGGCCACGGCGTACACTGCCGGGATGCACGTATGGTACGGTTCTCCTGCGTCGGTATTTATGAATCTCCTCGCATGTACGGGAGTCACGCCCGGAGATCCGACGCACTGGTTTGCTGATGATTGCGGAAAGCAGCTTACGTCCTGCCAGTTACGTTTTGGAACAGGCGGGAGCGCCCTCCCCTTTGGCGCATTTCCCGGCGTTATGAACGTTCCGCTCGTTTCTGGCGGAGGATACTAAAGATGAACTACATTGCATTACCGACACAACAGAAGATTGAGGAATTAGCTCGTGAGGGCTATCCTAAGGAAATCTGCGGGTACGTAATACGCAAGGAGGACGGTACCGAGCTGGTCTATCCCTGCGCAAACCTCTACAGGAAGCCTACGGAGGCTTTTCTGATGAATCCTGACACGTATCTGGACGCCAAGAAGCTTGGGGAGATCATCTGTCTTTATCATAGCCATCCAAATTCCCCTGCCGCACCCTCAGACGTGGACAGGCTGATCTCTGAGGAAATGGAGCTTCCTTGGCTGATCTACTCATGGCCCGACAACGCGTGGTCCTCCTATACTCCCCAGAACTGGGAGATGCCTTTGGTGGGGCGCAAGTTTGTTCACGGAATCGTAGACTGCTACACGCTCGGGCGCGACTATTACAAGCGCGTACTGGGGATTGAGCTTCCTGACTTCTATAGGGAAAATGATTGGTGGGAAAAAGGTGGGAACCTCTACGTTGAAAACTTTGAGAAGTGCGGGTTTGTCCGCGTCAACGATCTGAAGGTGCATGACGCGCTACTGATTCAGCTAGTCAGTCCAGTTCCCAATCACCTAGCGATTGTGGTCCAGACTGAGACGCCGATGCTGGTGCTGCATCATGTGATGAACCGCCTCTCCTGTCATCAGCCGCTAGGTGGATTCTGGTTGAAAAATCACAACATGACCCTTAGGCATAAGTCTCTACTTTAACCATGCTGATTCATCTTCATCTCCACGGCAGACTGGGGAACATATTCGGACGCAACTTCTGCGTGGATGCGAAATCTCCCGCCCACGCAGTTCGAGCTGTTATGCTTCAGAAGCCGGGATTCAAGGAGCACATTCTTGAGCGCGATAAGGCGGGAGTTCAGTACAGGATAAAGATCGACGAGGCCCCTATGGCTTTTAAGGAGCAGTTGTTTCTTCCCGCGAAGAAGCGTGTAGACATCTTCCCCGTCGTGGTGGGGTCCAAGGCTGGCGCCCTGGACTTGGTAATCGGAGCACTCCTGATCGTGGCCGCAGTCGTTGTGACGGTCTACACGGGCGGCGCAGGCGCAGGTCTCTTCTCCGGCCTATCCACGACCGCAGCAGGTGGCGGAACAGTCCTGACTGCCGCAGGAAACTTCGTGGCCTTTGCCGCCCTGATGGGCACGAGCATGATCCTTCAGGGGCTATCTGCGATGGTCGCAAATCCACAGAGCACCTATTCGGCGGGCCGAAGCTATGTCTTTGGCGGACCTGCGACGACCTCGCAGCAGGGTGCTCCTGTGCCAATTGGCTATGGAACTCTGTTCGTCGGTCCAATAGTCGTCAACGCAGGCATGGACTCCTTTGACATCAACCCTTCCAACGGCGTGCTAGACACGACCGGATCAGGCGCAGGTATCGTTAATGGAGGTGTCACTCCTTCCGGTTATTCGGGCGCGGGCGGAACATCCGATGGCGGCGTATCTACAGGTCCCGGCGTCACCACAGCAATCGTCACTTGGAATCCTAATACCTCGTGGGACGGTATCTACCCTACAGGCGTTAGCTTCTAAATTTAACGTTAAATTTCCATGATTAGACTCGATCCCGAACGGGAAAAAGAGCTTATTGATCTGCCTCCCAAGCGCATCCTCGGTGCTGGAGGTGGAGGTAAGGGTGGAGGCGGAGGTGGTGCTTCGACGCAGACCGATCCAGACACGCTGCTATCGGAGTCGTACGTAAAGTTTATTCATCTGATCTGCGAGGGCGAGATTCAGGGGCTAGTCAACGGGCTAGCCTCAGTCTATCTGAACAACACTCCGCTGATTGGCGGAAGCGGCACGATCAGCGCCTCGATTGCGATGGATAGCGAGATAGGGAACACGAAGCTCACATGTACTGTTCAGGACCTGAATCAGTTGGACGGGATTGCGGTGGGGCAGACTGTTGTGGGTGTTAGCGTTCCCAGCGGCTCTACCGTAGTGCGCATCGACAACGGAACAGCAGGGGTCTACGGCGTAATTCTTAGCAATGCGGCGGTATCGACAGTCAGTAATACGGCAGTAGAGTTCACCACGAATACGGGAAGCAATTTCTTGGACTTCGTGATGATGTACCGTTACGGAACAGATGCTCAAGACCCCATTCCCGGATTCGACAGTGTGGAGACGGAGATCTCTGTTCCCTCAACGCCATTGTATTCAGGTATTCCCCTGTCTGCGACGATCACAGACCTTTCAGCCAACGCGGCGGCCCTGTCGATCTACACTCCCACGATGGAGACGCAGGTCATCTCGGGGAGCAACGTACATATAACAGGCGCATCGTGCAGCTACCACGTCCAAGCGAAGGGCTCCACGACGAGCTTTTCGACAGTCTATACTGACTCGATCACAGGCAAGTGTTCTTCTCCGTTTGTCCGCTCTTTCAGAATCGACCTCACGCCCCTAGGGCCGGGGCCGTGGACAATTCAGGTTATCCGAGACACTCCCGATTCGGTGGACCAGAACACCGTCAACACGATTTACTGGTACTCGTTGTTCAGCATCAAGGACATCCTGCTGACTTATCCGAACTCGGTCATCTTTGCCGGTCAGTTCGACTCGAAGCAGTTCTCCTCGATTCCGACTGTGGCGTACCATCTGAAGCTTCTAAAGATTCAGATTCCTACGAACTACGATCCCATTGCTCGGACCTATGCGACTTCCGGACCGGGAACCACCGGAGGCATTTGGGACGGTACTTTCGTGACCGCGTGGAGCGATAATCCCGCTTGGTGCTTCTATGATCTGCTGACGAGCAGCCGATACGGACTAGGAAGCTATTTCGGGTCCAGTGCGATCGACAAGTACACCCTATACACCATAGGGCAGTACTGCGATGGCCTCGTTCCTGATGGCTACGGAGGGATGGAGCCTCGATTCACCTGCAACGCATTCATTCAGAATAGGGACGATGCGTTCCGCGTTGTTGCGAACATGGCGGCAGTCTTCCGCGGTATCGTATTCTGGACGGGAGGACAGATTGAACTCTACCAGGACTCTCCTGCCGACCCCCAGGTAACGTTCACGAACGCTAACGTTGTCGACGGGATGTTCACCTATTCCGGGACAGCCCTGAAGTCGAGACACACGACCTGTATCGTCGGCTGGAACGATCCAGAAAATTTCTCCCAACTCAACTATGAGTACGTGGAGGACACACCGGCGGTGCGTCTTTGGGGAGTTCGTGAGCTAGACATAACCGCCTTCGGATGCGCCTCTAGGGGACAGGCTCGCCGTGCAGGCCGTTGGGCTCTTTATTCCGAGCAGAACGATACCGAAACCTGCATGTGGGAGGCGGGATGGGACGGAGCACCCCTATACCCCGGTCTGGTTGTCAATGTTGTAGACCAGTACAAGGCGGGTGCTCGAATGGGTGGTCGTATTGTTTCGTGCAATACGACGACGATAATCTTTGACGCCGCAATCACCTTTGCCGTAGGGACGACCTATAGTTGCTACTTCACGAATACCTCGGGAGCATTACAGGTGCAGGCGCTAGTTAATCCTGCGACCTCAGTTCCCGTCTCGACAGCGACCCTGACGTTCAGCGCGGCCATCTCCGTGGGTAATGTTCCTTCGGCTGGCTCGGTGTTTGCCGTCTCCGCAAGCAATCTTGTTCCCCAGCAGTTCCGAATCCTCTCAGTAGAGGAGACAGGTAGAAACACCTTCAAGATCGGCGGGCTACAGTACAACCCGAATAAGTACGCCTACGTGGAGACCGGGGCGCCCTTCTCCAGTCCTCCGACGAGTTCGCTGACCTCATATAATAACGGAGGATACTGCCAGCCCCCGACAAACTTAAACATAACCGATCAGTTCGCCGTAGTCGGAGAGACGCTTCAGCGCACGATTACAGTCTCTTGGACTCCCTCGACGGACACCCTTATCAAGGACTACACCGTAGAGTACTCTTTCCAGAACGGTAACTACATTCCGGTGGGCACAACCTCAGCGCCCACGTTGGACTTCAATGTACTGATTCCTGCTGATTACACGATTAGGGTCTGCGCGAACAACTCGCTAGGTATCGCCTCGATCTGGGTGTACGACGTACATACCTTGGCCTCACAAACCCTGTCCAATTCAGGTATCACCGGACTGGAGCTTACAGGACAAGGCAACAATCTCAATTTCACAGGGGACACTCCGCGCTTTGACTGGCGGTATAATTCGCCGAGTACGGGAGGCTCGCTGGCGGGAACGGCAGGCAATCCCGACATCGTAGGCTATGACATTCGGCTCTACGATACCCGAACGACGCCTTCGACGTTCCTTAGAGAGGACTTCTCAACTGATGAGACGTACAGCTATACGTATGAGGACAACTTCAGGGATACAGGAGGAAATCCCACGCGGCAGATTGAAATTCAGGTGGCAGGGCAGGATT